TAGCAGACTAATGAAATAGTAAAAAATAAGAATCCCCGATAGTTTTGGATAGTGATCCGAATCGGGGATTTTTTATTTGCTAAATAGCTTGACAAGAGTATGAAATGGTATAGACTTTGAATTACCACTTGAAAGGGGTAAGAGATGACAACCACAACACTAGTAAGGCGCTTAGGCCTTAGCAACACGCTTGGTATGGTTCAAGGCGAGACTACAGTTCCCGCTTACTTGCTACAGGAGAGTGAAGAGTTCCTGGAATTGCTACAAACTGCCGTAGAACTTGAAGAGCTTACCGATTGGGTAAACGACAACTTTTAGGTTCAATGGAAGATGCCCCGCTTTTGCGGGGTATTTTTTTTGCCGTGATTGAAATGGCAAACTGATTTCTATAAATAAGCTTGACACCTAACCCCAATGGAGTAAGCTTGAACTGCAAGCAACCACAAACCGAAAGGCTTCAAAATGTCAGAACTAAAGGATAAGGATTTCAAGTATTACACCGAACTAGATAACACGCTACAAGGGGACTACGGTATCCGATTGGAGTATCTAGGTAATGATTTGGATAAAGTAATTGCACACCTATTGAGGAATTTTGATTTCGATGATGTTGAACCACTTATAGATTTCATAAACCGCAACCGATAATCAACGGTAATCACAAGCCCTACGGTTCACGCCGTAGGGTTTTTGCCGTTATCAAGTTGTTACATTTATTTTTGGATTTTGGCTTGACACGGTTAGCTAGTCCTGTAAGCTTGAACTACAAGCAACACCAACCGAAAGGCTTCAAAATGTCAAGAATCCCAACCACCATAGTCATAGAGGGCGCTACCGCTATTCTCACTTTTGAGAACTTGGAGTTTACTTTTAGAAATGAAGATACCAACATCGGGTATTGGCAAATCACTATCGTGAACACGCTAACTAGAATGATAATAAAAAGTATGGAAATTTCAAACGAGTTTCATAGTTCTGAAACCGAAAGTCTTGAAGATTATGCGTGGGAATTCGTAATGGACTATTTTCGAGCTTCTGCCACCACCGCAATAGACTTTGAGCATAGTGAGATTCAAGTCTAATTTGGGATAGCCCCAAAGCAAAACTAAGCCCTACGGTTCACGCCGTAGGGTTTTTTTATTTCTGGATTAGTGTCTATCGAAGATTTCGAACTATAGCCTAAAACGCCTCATAAGCCAACCTAACGCCATTTACCCCTATTCCCATACAATGATAAGGTTGGACTTGCCGTCGTCGATTCTGATCGATTTGACCCCTTTTGACCAATGTTTATAAGGGGTTCAACTTAGGGGCAGGACTAAGCGGTAATAGGTTTACCGTTATCAAACTGTTACATTTATTTTTAGATTCTGGCTTGACACTCTCCTTATAAGTAGTAAGCTTGACCTACAAGCAACTCCAAGAACCACTAACTGAAAGGCTTCAAAATGTCAGAAACCACCACTAGCACCACCGCCCTAATCGCAGAACTAGCTACGGTTAGGAACGCTAAAGCGGAACTAACTAAGCGTGAGGGCGCAATTCGTAAAATTGTTCTCGAAGCCGTTGGAAACATTGCAACCGCTATTGCCGATGACCACGGTGTCATAATTGCAGAAATCGTTTCAAGCGAAAGGCGCTCAATTACCGATTGGGATAATTTCCAAATTGCTTACCCCGAAGCCTATAAGGAATTGGTAAAGTTCACCGATGTTTTGACTTTGACCCTAAAGTAAAAAAACCCCAAAAAGCCCTAGCCCCTAAAAAGGTTAGGGCTTTTTGCCGTTATCAAGTTGTTACATTTATTTTCATAAATAGACTTGACACGGTGTCTGAATGCCGTAAGCTTGACCTACAAGCAACTCCAAGAACCACTAACTGAAAGGCTTCAAGATGACCATAGAATTCATAGGACTTGATGGCGTAGCGCATTACCCTAGCTTTGACCCTAGCGCCCGTGAGGGCGTAATGGCCTACTACGGCGAGATGATTAGTATCGGCTTTATAAAGGCTTGGAGAGTTATCTAATGACAAGTGAAATAATCGGAGAGATTATAGCAACGCTAATTCTCGTAACTGCCGTATTAGCTTTCAAGTATTGGCCTGTAAAGTCTGATAAGTAGTAAAAGCAACCCGAAACCCCTAGTCATTACGGCTAGGGGTTTTCGCATACCCTAAGCCACGGCAGACCCCTAGGAGACGCCACACGGGGCTAACCCCTAATTCCTAGTAGAACTATCAACACGGGTTAGTTTTTCGATCTGAGAGGCTCTGAGCGCCTGGCCCAAAGCATAAGGGCGCTTATTGAACTAGACACTTTGAGACGCTAAGCCCCGACGCCCTAGCCACTAAGCCACGAATTGCAGACACCAACTAGGTAACCCCTAGATAATCTATGAGCTATCTCAAGGGGTTATCTCTAAGTGTTCCTAGCATTTCTAAACACTTAGCCCCTAGCGCCTTAGGGACTCTTGCCGTAACCCGATTACTAGGGGTTTAGCTTTTTAGTTCCACTAGGTAAAACTCTTTATCCAAATACCGAACTTTTAGCCAACTATAAAAAGTTCTGGCAGACATAATCCTAAATCTCTAATTTAGATTCAAATTCTAGTTAGTAATCTCATTTTGCTAACCCCGAACTCTTACCGCTTTGGGATACGCCCTTATCTAGAATTTGACCTTTTATTGTCGCCACCATTACCCCAAACTCTGAGAATTTTTTTGACTCTCAACTTTGAATGACTAATCTATTGTTTTATGAAACTCAGTTTCATAATAGAACAAGTGTTTCGAACGAGTGTTCGATTCCGGAAACAATTCGAACGTTTGTTCGAAACATACCGCAGCCTTCTCACCCGTCAAAAGCAGTAGACGCTAAGGTACACTTCTTCCGCTACGGACACCCCCCTTGACCCTAAACCTCGAATCCTAAACGTCCCTATTCCAATAAAAAAATCCAAAAAATTTTCCAAAAAAATACGTCTAAGACTTGACATCTGAAAAAATGCCCTCTATCATTCTCATATGATTAAACCAAAAGATGTTCCAGATATGCATGAAGACCTAAGAAAGTGGGTACACGTACCCTCTGTGGCGGACGCTCAGTTTGTTCGAATGTACCAAACAAGAATGGCAAACTATCTACACACTCTTAAAGAAGCTGCGTCACAGTCGGCAACAGATGGCGCCAAGCGATCCGCAACGTCCGATTCTTCCGATTACGTAGCCGCTCTCACAGATGCATTAGATAGCGGCACCTGCGACTTATTGTACTGCGATGCCGACATGTCCGAAATGGTTCTAATGGGCGCTAACGTGCTAAAAAACGATGACGTATCAGATCGTAACTCTTTAGTGAGTCCTGACGGCTTTTGCTACTTTGCTAAAGGGATAGCACTATCTAATAATTTGCTAATGCACGCCATGTGCTGGTTTACTATTGAAAGTAGGGAAACTGGTAGAATTAGCACCTTTATTATTGGCTATAACGACAGGTTTAATGCTGCTGATGGCGCACTTAGAAAATGGTCCGAGTCTTTTAAGGGTCGTAATTTTGATACGCCGCCCACCAGGTGGGTTTACAGGGCTGAAGGAGAGTACATTGACGGGACTACGATGGCTCTAGACCCAAAGCAGAAAGAATACATGAGGATTCACGGGTACTCTCCTATAGATGTTAGCTTACCTAAAATATTGCATTCTTTAAATCTCATGCTTAAGCAGCCAGCAGAAATAGTCTCCGTTACCAAAACTCCTGTCACTAATAAAAAACAACTTAAGCGCTTAAAATCTGCTACCACCCCTAGCGAAGTTACTGTTATAGATATCCGGCATAAGTACCGATCTTCCTCCTCTAGTGTATCTACGTCCAACCGAGAGTACTCTCGCCGTTGGCTGGTTATAGGGCACTGGCGTTGGCAGCCAATGAAGGATGAAAAGACGGGCAAGCTAATTAAGAAGCGCATTTGGATCAACCCATACATCAAAGGACCAGACGAAAAACCCTTTGTTGCCACTAAACGAGTTCACGCACTGCTAAGCTAATATGATGTCTCGTAGAACAGCACGTGGTCAACAGCTGCCTCCCAAAGAGGTTGAGTTGCTCGCTTCCCTAAAGAAGCCGGACCTTATCCAACGTGCTCACGAGCTCTATCATGCAGGTTGGTCCCTTGATTCCATCGGGACTGCGCTTCGTCCGATCCACCCACGGTCCACAATAAGAACCTGGGTCCTTCGTGCTAAAGAATCTCCAATCCCTGTGATAGACGCACCTATTCCCATCCCTAAATTCAAAACCGCAGAGGGATGCTACGAGAAAAAGAAACCAACTTCTCCAGGCATTCCTCAAGAGACCTTTGAGACTATACAAGAACTAGCACCATTAGCGCGCCATTACCGCTCACGTATGGCAACCACAGCAGCACAGGCTGTGGCCAATGATCGCCTATCAGGGATTTGCATTACCCTGCATCAGAAAGGCGTCTCCATCACGGAGCTCGCTGGGGCGGCGGGAGTTACGTACAGGGCTATGTATAAGCGAGTCAAGCTTTAGCCTAATAATCAATCAACATTTGACAATTAAATACATGCCCCTATAGAGTGGGCAAACGACTAAGTACTAACGCAAGGAAAGGTAGGTCGTGAACTATGAATAAAATTTCAGAAGCACTAATATTTTTAGCAGCAATAAGCATTACAGGCTCCACCGCTGGAGCAGTAGCAGAAGAGATTAAAACCGTTGAGGCCGTCAAGATTATCTATCAGACGACATCTGTAACCGAAGACATCTCGTCACTAATGGAACACGCTGATGAGTTTGCCAACCTAAACGGTAAAATTGGTGAGCTACAGGGCACCATAGAAGCTAAGCAGAATTATATCTACATAGTGAAGAAGCAGAAAGAAATTGCACTTGAGGCTCAAGAGCAGCTCTACGTTGACATAGACCTAGCTCTTGCAGATCTAGCTAAATACGTCGGGAAAACTCCTTACGTTCTCAGCGGATCTACTCCTGGAGCCTGGGATTGTTCCGGTCTCACACTTTGGTTTTACGAGACCTACCGAGGAATCACCCTCCCACACTCAGCCACCGAACAAAAGAATCAGGGCACAATTGTAGACGCGCCTATTCCAGGAGACATAGTGGCGTTCACAAATACTGGCTTCGAGAATGCGTATCACGTTGGAATCTACCTAGGTGGTGACCTGATGATCCACGCTCTCAACCCAGATAAAGACACCCTGATTCAGAACGTAACTCAGTTTGCAGACTCCGAGAATAGCAAGGTTGCATATATCCGCTACTAGTGATATGCTTCTTCCATGAATACTTTAGAAGCCACAATTGCATGGTTGGTTTTGGTTGCATCACTAGCCGGTCCAACGCTATATCGATTGACTAGACGGACCTACCGTTCGTATAGGATTAAGAAACAAAGAAAAATGACTCCTGGTCCATTACTAGGTACCATCTACCCTAAGAAAGATACCAAATGAAACTTTATCTGTACCTACGTTCAATAGTTTGGACTGCCGTTTTCGCTGCCTTTTCGGTTATTGCTGCATTAATAACGGCGTTTACTGTTGGCAACTCTCACCCTGCTATCCCCAGCACGCTCGCATTAGTGGCAATCGCACTAGCAGCCCTTTCCCCAAAACGAGGTTAGCGTGGATCTCTGGCTTATCGCAGTAATAGTTCTAGTTGGACTCGCAATCCTTGGATTTTTTCTCACGGGCTTAGCAGCTTGGGCAGTACTCAGAGGCCCACAAGATAGTTTTGATGTTGACGTACCAGACCGTAAACCCAAGGACAATAACTAATGGCAAAAACTTCTACAACAATAAAGGCTAATAACTACACAGATCTTCTAGAAAAGATTTCTTCCAGTGGTCTGTTTGAAATGACAGACTGCAACGTGGAGATCTGGTGTCCAGAACAATCAGACACCGACGAGGTTGAAAAGATGGTCCACCTGATAGAGTCCATGGTCCACGTTCTCGATATCAAGGTTGGCTCCTCAATCGAAGACATGGCTTCAGACACTTACAGGATCACCCTAAAAGAGCCCCCGGCTAAAAACAGATTTACAAAATAACGATAGAAAGACGATATACAAAATGACTACAGAAAATAAATACATCACAAAGAACCAACGTCTACCGCAGGAGATTCACATGGCTTTCCAGCAGACAAAGTCTAATCAGGAGAGGCGCGACTTCCTTATCTCGAAACTGGTTGAGGCCAGTTGGACCTTCGAAGCAATCTCTAGTGCATCAGGACTTACTCGCGAGCGTGTTCGACAGATTGCTAAATCTAACCTCGAGCTTGCCAGGGAGTTTGGCGTTAGCCTGGACTTCGAGATACCAAGCCCACCGCTTCAGCCAGAGCCGACTAGGCCGGTCTATATCGAGCCATCGCCCAAGACGCTAGAGCGCTTGCTAGAGCTCCAGCCGTACGCGCAACAGGTTCGCTCGAACGGAACCAAGTACCGCGAAGAGGCAGAGGAGTACACCGCACTCTTGGATTACGCCCGCACCGTTGAGAAAGTTACTCTCTACCGGTTAGCTAAGCGTCTAGGAATTACTCACGGAGCCATCCGTTTCCGCTTGGTCCGCTACGGGTACATGGAAGCAGTTACTGCAACTAGCAAGGTCTATAAAACGATCAAAGCTGATAACAGAGTTAAGGTTGGCGACCCAGTAGTTCGGGAAGACTAGTAATGCAAGACCTATCAGAAATGTATAACATACAGGTCATGCAGGAAAGGTTTGGTGCTCTGGTTTCCGCTAGGGTTAACGAGATCTTGGCCGGCAAGGCGAAGCAGCTAGACTTTCAGAAAATTGCAAGCATGGTTGACAACCCCGACGTTCAGTCCCTGCTGATGGCAGATGTCATCGCGCGAGTGGTTTGCGCAAATCTACATAGGACAGACTTCGGACCAGATGCAGCCGAGGAGTCTAGTAAGTAGACGCAAGTCTGCCATGTTAATGACTCAAGCCCTCTGTAGAGATACAGGGGGTTTTGTTTTTTAGGATACAATGTAGAGATGGTTGATACTCCCGGAGGTCTAGGCGCTAACAAAGGCTATTGGTTGAAGCAGATGCGCGACCGTTACGGTAAGTTTCTGGAGGAGCTTGGCGAAGTACTTTTTGAGGTAGAACTAGACGGAGTCCAGGGAACTCAGCACGCGATTGGTATTTTTATTGGTGCCGTAGACCCCGGCACTATCCGCATCAATGTCCTAGACAATTCAAGGATTCCTAAAGGGGTTTATGTAGTTAAGACAGATCGTGTTACGGCTATTAAGGCAATTATCCCTCTACCTGGTACAAACACGCCTAAAGATAAGAAGACCCTGGGTGGGCCAAAAGAGGCAGATGCTCCAGAACTGGCACCGGAGATTACTGGCTCGGATGCCTTAAAGACTCGGCTTAAGTCCGTTACAACCGCGCTAAAAAAAGAGGGCAGATTCCCTATCCCAAGACTTGGCTTACTCCAAGAGCTTGGAAAAGACACTGACACTGTAAAAGGTGCAAAGGTTGACTACAAAAAGGTTTTTGATGCAGAGCCGGGGCTACAAGAGCGGTTTAAAGATTTTGACAGCATGTGGCAATACGTCTACGATAACTCAGCTGGGACGACTACCCAGTCGCCTAATGATTTAGACGATATTGACCCGGAAGTTAAAATGCTAAACCGAGCTTACGCCGAGCACATTCTTGGTCTAAAGCCAGATGGTATGATAACAGTTTACAGAAACGCAGTGAACGGGAAAGGCACAGAGTCAGAGTCTGCAGTCGGCTATGTTTCTCTTGATAAAAACTTTGCGTATGACTACGCGTCTCACCGGGGTAACGTTGCCAAAAATGGCAGATACGAAATTGACGTGAAGCCCGATGAGTTTCAAGGAATGCTTGGATACAGCCAAGCAGAAGATGAGTATGCCCTAACTATTGGCCGTGGCGTTACAGAGCAAGAGGGTCGCGTCCGTAGAGTTGGAGATCTTGCAGTGGTCGACCTAGAGGCATCGTGGCTCAAAGACTGGGGTAGAGAAACTTTCAATAGAGGCCAGGGCGGAACTCCTTATCGTCACTTTAGCGTTGCTGGAACCTTTGACTTCCATGAGGTGGAACCGCTGGGTGAGACGCTTACAGACTTCTTGGATAAGTATGGCCTCGAGGCATCAGCAATTAAATCTAAATTCGAGCAACTCCATGGAGAGGGATCATACGGAGATTATAAAAACTCCGGCAACACTCTTAGCTTTGCAAATATAAAAAATTTATTTGTTGAGTTGGATAACGGTAAGGTTGGGCTGGACGCGGCTAAAATATTCTCATCGGAAACGGTAGGAGAGAACGCGACTTACAAGAACGATCGGTTTGACAACACCATGAAAATGCTTTCAACGCTACAAGAGCTGAGCGGGGAGCCTTTTATGACTCACAAGAGCAGGGACTACAAGCCTAAAGATACAAAGACAGGCATCTTTAACGAGTACGACCCAGAACAAAGAACTTCTGACAGTTCGTCCAATGCTGCTGAAGACACGCCTCTAACTGACCTAGGCTTTGACCCTGAAGAAGAGATCACAATTTACAGAGGAGTCCCCACAGATGCCGACTCAATTGTTTCGGGCGATTGGGTAACTACGCTGCCCCAACTTGCAAAAGACTACGCTGGAGGTGGCAAGGTAATCTCTATAAAGGTTAAGGCCAAGGACCTCCTAACTGACCCATCCACCGGTGAAGGCGCATACACTGAAGAGATGCTCTACCGACCTAAGTGAGAAAGAGATAGACTGTAACCATGGCTAAAAGTATTATGGAACTTATTGCTATGCTCCCTCCAGAGGAGCAGGCTGCTGCACTAGAGGGGATTGACCCAGACGCTCTACTCTGGGACTGGAATGTCTGGGCGCGCCCCGAGCAGCTTCCTCCTACTGACGACTGGAATGTTTGGTTGGTTCTTGCCGGGCGTGGATTTGGAAAAACGAGAATGGCCTCCGAGTGGGTTCGCGAGACGGCAAAGTACACAACTGAAGGCCAACGTCGCTTTGCACTTGTTGCTCGTACTGCTGCTGACGTTCGAGACGTAATCGTCGAGGGAGAATCTGGGATCATAAACGTCTCCCCTCCTTCAGAGAAGCCACACTACGAGCCGTCTAAAAGACGTCTGACTTGGCCCAACGGAAATACTGCAACCCTCTTTACAGCTGACGAGCCTGATGGTTTGCGTGGACCACAATTTAGTCACGCATGGGGCGACGAAGTTGCCGCTTGGCGGCAGACCCCAGACGCTGCTGGCATGACTGCTTTTGACAACTTACGAGTCGGTACTCGTCTTGGTAAGAATCCTCAGATCTTGGCCACCACCACCCCTAAGCGGACTCCCCTCCTCTACAAACTTATTGAAGAATCTCGCACCGACCGAGAGACCGCAGCTAAGGTTGTTGTCACCAAAGGTTCCACAATGGATAACGCTGGAAACTTGTCTGGCGCATATCTTGAAACTATTATGGGCGTCTACGAAGGCACGTCTCTAGCTCGACAAGAGCTCTACGGAGAGATGCTTGATGACCTAGAAGGAGCGATGTGGAATGAAGAATTGGTTGAAGCGGCTAGACACACGAATTACCCTGCTTCTACTCCGTTACGTGTTATCGGCGTCGACCCTTCGGTTGCTGAGAATCCCCGCGACGAGTGCGGTATTGTTGTCTGCGCATCTACTGCAGAACACGACCTCTATAAGCGCCATGCTTGGGTTCTTGAAGACGCTTCAATTCATGGTTCCCCAGATACCTGGGCCCGTAAAGTTGTGGAAATGGCTCGCAAGTGGGGTTGTCCCGTTGTTGCCGAAGTTAATCAAGGTGGCGCGCTTGTACGAAATGCCATCAATTCTATTGACCCCAGCGTCAAAGTCCTCGAGGTCCACTCAAAGTACGGAAAACAGCTAAGAGCAGAGCCAATTCTTCTTGCATACGAGCAAGGACGAGTTCACCACGTTAATTACCTTCCAGAACTAGAATCTCAGATGTACTCTTGGATCCCAGGAGAGGGTAAATCCCCTGACCGCATCGATGCAATGGTTCACGCTATGACTGCTCTACTAATTAAACCACCACCAGGCTTTTCTGGTGGTAAATTGCGTGCAAAAAGCCTCGCAGATCGTAAAATGGGCGTTACCAGGCCAAATACTGGCAACGTTGGTCGTGTATTTAGGGTTAGGTAGCTTGAAAATCCTATTCGACAAGTTTCCTTGCCACCTAGCTGCTATGCCGGCTGGTATAGTGGACGATGTAACCACCATGAGAAGCTTCGAACCGACTAAAGGTTCGACCTATCTAGAGGTAACAAGGGTTGTTGTTACAGAGGATCACGTTTTCATCGCAAAAGACGCACCCCAAGGGCCCCAAATAGTGTTTAGGGAGAGATATGACGAGTTCTATGCGTCAGAAGACACTAAAAAAGATTCTTTTGTTGTCACATCATCCGGAAAGATGCTAGCATTTAAGAAAGATACAGGCTGCGGATGCGGTTCTCGCCTTCGTGGCTGGAATCCATACAATACAATTAATTCGATGGAGGACTAATGACTATAGATGCGTTTACTTTTGTAATCCTCGCTCTTGGAGCGTACCGTGCAACTCATTTGATCACAACTGACGCCATTGCGGATGGATTTCGCAATAAAGTTTGGTCAAAGTTTCCACCAACCACTAAAATCGGGTACTTGATAACGTGCAACTGGTGTACAGGGGTCTGGATGGCGGGCACTTTTGTCGTCGGAGCATCAATTTTACCTCAACTTACGTTTGTGGTATCATTAATCTTGGCTATATCCGCCATGATTGGAATTATTTCCGCTTGGATAGAGCGCTAAACAGACAGGGAGCCCGTCTTGGGTATTTTTAAAAAAGAACCGGCAAAATCAAGGGACTCATGGGCTACTAGTCCAAGTATCCGTGCTGCTTCTCCAAAAAACACTACCCGGATTGCTCCGGGGGTGTCAGTAGATTCTTTTGGTATCGTCTACGCTGAGCCACAAGTCTTTAACGCCCCTCGAGCAATGACGGCTGCTGCCTCTAGAATTAAGCTGGACGACAAGAGCGAAGCTGAGCGTTTTAGGGCTCGTAGGCAGTCTGCATCCACATCTTGGCAAGCCGAGGCGTGGGAGTATTACGACTCAATAGGTGAAATTAAGTACGCTTTTAACCTAGTTGGGTCTGTTGTTTCTAGAATTAGACTTTATGCCGCAGCTGTGCGCGACCCAAGTGAACCACCCGCCCCTATCTACGATGTAGAGGTTGTCGATGAGCGTTTAGCTGCTGCAGCAACTCGTGCCCTTGATCGTCTAAGTTCTGCCTATGGTGGTCAGCCTGGATTGCTGAAGGATGCCTCCCTAAATCTTCAAGTTACTGGAGAGTGCTACCTGGTTCAGGTCCCTGAGCGTTTAGGCTCTGGCCTACCCGAATCGTGGGATATCCGCTCCACAGACGAGCTGCAGATTGATACCAGAGGAAATTACATAATTAACCCCCGTCGTGATGTTGGCGGAGGCGTTCCATCAATGATGTCTCAGGGGAACCTTGACGCCATTGCTCTCCCCAAAAGCTCCTTTGTTGGTCGAATTTGGAGGGCTCACCCTCGTTACAGCCAGGAATCTGACTCATCCCTAAGAGGTCTACTAGACCTTTGTGCCGAACTACTACTACTGAATAGGACTTTCCGTGCGACTGCAAGATCTCGTCTCAACGCTGGTGCTCTTTACCTACCTGATGGTCTATCGGTCGCTGCATCGCCTGACCCCGACTATCCTTACGATGAAGAAGGTAACTACAACGAGCAGCTTAACCCCGAAGAAGCCGCAGACGACTTCGAAGATCAACTAATCGATGCAATGACCACACCGATCAAGGATGAAGACTCCGCGTCTGCTATCGTTCCTTTGATTATCCGTGGTCCAGCAGAGCTTGGCGACAAGATCAAGCAGTTTAAGTTCGAACGTTCGTTCGACCCAGCTTTAGCTGAGCGCTCCGACCGTGTACTAGAGCGTATCATGCAGGGCCTAGACGTCCCCAAAGACGTTGTAACGGGACTTGCCAACGTTAAATACTCTAACGCGTTACAGATCGACGAGGCTCTCTATAAGGCTCACATCGAGCCGCTGATGCTTCTCATAGTTGATGCTCTAACAGTTATGTACTTGCGCCCATACCTAGTTGCCAACGGCTACTCCGAGGCAGAAGTTTCTAGAGTCTGTATCTGGTACGATCCGTCCCAAGTTGCTACCAGAAATGACCGTGCCACGGATGCTGACTCTGGATTTGACAAGATGGCAGTGTCGTTTGATACCTGGCGTCGCGCACATGGGTTCTCCGAGTCAGATGCCCCAGACCCTGCAGAGCTTGCACTCCGTCTAATTATTGCCAAGGGTATGATAACCCCAGAGTTGACGGAAGGTATGCTAGGAGCAGTGGCACCTGAAGTCATAAAGAAAATACGAGAGCAATCACAACAAGATAATGTTGCTCCCATCCCACCAGAAATTGATCAACTACTCTCAGGCGTCCCCGCGGACACCAACCCTGCAGAACCTGGCGAAGACGCCCCTGCAGGGCCACCACTAGCTGAACCAGAGGCATAAATGTCACACGAACGAAACCCCGAGCTAGCGTCCAAGTTGGCGCACCTGCTATCAGACATTGTCACCGCCAAGTTTATCCTTCACGGGTACCATTGGAACGTGCTCGGACCTGATTTTGGCGAGTATCATAAGTTCTTTAAGACTCTCTATAGAAGTGTTGATGACTCTATAGACCCCCTTGCTGAGAGCATCTTGAAATCCGGATACCCAGCGCCATACCTCTTACTGGACTATGCAGAAATGACTAGTATAAAAGAAGATCGTCTAGACGGCTCTTCGCCAACTTTCATGCTGCAATCTGCTAAAAGAGTGAACGATCACCTACTAGACGCGCTACTCGGTGTGTTTAAAGAGGCAGAGATGTGCGACGAGCAGGGACTAATGGACCTACTCGCAGGACGTATTGATATACATAAAACATTCAACTGGCAAATCAAAGCATTTTTAGGATTGAGATAATGGGTTATTTAGACGAAGTACTTATGGCTTCAGGCGGCTATGGAGCCCCTGCAGAGAACTTGAAGAGGGATAAGAAAAAAGCACCTAAGGGCTATCACTACATGCCAGACGGCGAGTTAATGAAGGATTCAGCTCATGAAGCCGCGTCTTTAGAGAAAGACTCCGATGACCCGTGCTGGAAGGGATACGTACAACTTGGCACAAAGAAGGGTAAGAACGGTAAAGAAGTTCCTAACTGCGTACCAATCGATCAAGCTTCAGAGGGCGAAACTACGGTGGCCTCCGGTAAGCCAGTATCTTCTACTGTATTCACACAAGAAGTATTAGATCACTTAAACAAAAGGTTAGTACTTTCCGGGTCAAACGCTAGTTTAACTTCAGTTAAAGCACTATACAGATCTCATGCTTTGAAGCATCCTGCTTTAATTGCTGGTGGCATAGTGGACTCTGCGATGAGTAAAGTTAACGAGTTCCTACTCAATAACTAGATACTAAGATAAAATTTACATAAACCTGATTCATAATCAATATACGTAGGAAGGTTCCCCGTGGAATCCAAGCTCGAAGCACTTCTAAGTTCAATAGCACATGCATTTGATGAGCAGACCTACACTTTCAGCGACAGTGAGTACCTGGTAAAGAAGACGCTCGTCTCTTTTATCGAAAGTCAGAATGCTTTAACAGCCTCAGCGCGCCACATTCCCGTTGATGTTGTCGAAACGGTACTTTCTTCTGTGATATCACGGAACTTCGAAAAAGACCCGTACGAGTGGCTCACCGATGCAGCCGTGGAGGTTTATGAGTTTACCCAGCTTGCATACCGCAATGAAGCGACCAAAGACTCAATGCAGTACGCCAATTTTCTACCAATTGGCCACCCAAGGGCCTACAGAGTAGTTCCAATCACTGCTGCTGCCCATAGGAACGCTCTTGCCGAGTGGATTGCTGCTGACCCATCGCTAAACGACGCTTCACGTTCGGCTGTTCTTGCTTTCTATTCCAGCGAAAATTCAGATTTAGTGTCTATTGAGTTCTCTAACCTCAGACTCGAGGCTCTGACAGCAGCTGGGGCTGCTAGTCCAGAAGTTTTGCCTCTAGTAGCTGCGTTTAATATGAGCCGGGCTAAGCGCTCTGCCATGTCAAAGATTTTGGCTGCGATCCGTCGCCGTGACAGGCTTGGCCAGTTTGCCAACGAATTTGGCAGACTGAAGGGGTACTTTTCTGGCCCAGATGGAGTGTTCTCGGCTATAAGTAGGATTGTTGGTAGGGGCAGACGCCCAAACACGTCCCTTGTCGAGTTTGACGGCAGTAACCCACAAATTCCAGCTGGACTCTATGAACAAGAAAATGGAAAATCAGAAAACGTTGAGGCCTACCTGTCCGCAGACGCAGTTAAGGGTATAGATACTGCTAAGCGGTACGTATCTCCTGCAGACGCTAAGGACGCAGTCCCGCTAGCAGATTTCCTTGCAACCCGTAGAGAGACCCCAGACGGTTGGTCAAAAGTTGGAGCTCAGAACACCTCGGTCGCTTCATTTAAAAGTAACGATGGTAAGTACTTTGTACAGAACACTAACTCTTTGGATGCCTACAACCTTGCCTCTAAGAATGAAGACAGCTTAATTGTCTCTGGTCTCGGTAAAGGCGACTCCATAGACCCAGAAGCTCCTAACGCTTTCCTTATTAGGGATGCTAGAACTTCCGAGGTTATGGGCATCGCTCAAGATTGGGCTGGAATTGAAGATGTTCGGCTTTTTGCTGATGATACTTCACCTGGTATGGAAAAAATTGGCATAACCTATGACCCCCCTTCGGGCGATAAGTTTGTGCCCGACAATGGGTTCCTCCCAGACGCGGCTCCAGGTACTAGACCTAGACCAATGCCACAAATAATACCTGATGGTAGGCGACCAAAGCCCTGGGACATGGATAATGCTGACGCTTGGGACATGGAAGAGCGCGGACCGAATGACTACTACAGAGAAGATCTAGACGAGACTAAGTATAACATTACAAAAATGAGTGATGGCACTTGGGCGATGGAGACTTTGTTCTCTGATGGTAAAGTCTCTAACGATAGCTTTGAGAACCTCAACAGCGCGCTAGCAGAAATGGGAAAGCGCAGTGGTATCGAGCCTGACCGTCTAGTTACCATGACCGAGCAAGAGGGGTTTAGCTACGAGAACTCTGAGGGAAGCGTTGACGTATATCTCGACGAGGATGCCAAGTGGGTAGTGGAGCCAAACTACCAGACCCTACTCGATGAGAACGGCCCAGAAGCCGGAATAACCGATCCAATTAAATTTGACAATAAAGAGCAAGCCCTGGCTGAGGCCGAAGAGTTTGCTAAAAAATTAAAGAACAACCCAGGCGCCCTATACGACGAAGTAGCTGCACGCGAGAACGATTTTCAGGCGCCAGAAGATCAGGGTCTTGTTCCCGACATTGACACGAATGCCCTGTCCCCATACTACTTAGGAGAGGGTTACAATTTCTCTAAAATAGACGAAAACACCTGGGAGACAAGCGCTACTGGACCTAACGGCGAGCAGTATCAAGTATCGCAAGGTAGTAACGATTCATGGACCGTAGAGGAACTTAGCGGTAACGGCCCGGATAACTTTGACTCTAGGGAAATAGGGACATTTGACAACCCTGCTGACGCATTTGAAGCAGCCAACAACGAATCTAATGGGGGCGACTTCGACGCTGCTTGGGTAGAGGAGCTTCTAGCTGACACACCTGAAGGCGACGTATCTGCAAACCAAGAAGTGAGAGAGCTGTCTCCTGCACAAGCGGCTCCCGCCTCAGGGAGACAGTATGCACTTCTACAAGAAATTCTGGACGAGAAAGATCTAGACCCGGCAACCGCACAGGGGCTGAGAGACGCACTTGACTCTAGAAATCTAAATGTTGCTCAGGCTGGAGCTTTTATAGGGCTAGGTCGTGGAGCAGACTTTAAAGAGGGTGTAGACCCAACTATCCCTAGCGACAGAATGCTTAACTCTCTTCAAGAGTACCTTCAGACTAAGGACCTCGCGCCAAGTGAGGTACAGAGCGCCCTGGATTCATTGGAATCTGATAGCTCACGCGCAAACGTTGAAAAACTGCTCAGCAAGTTACGCAGTAAGAAGGATCGCTCAGACTCAGGCGACATCTCTCTCAACCAAGATGCCCCTTCAGTTGACACGGGTAAGCGTGGAGAGCCTGCAACTGATGCGCAATACAATTTCCTAAAGTCCCTGTTTGACACTAGGCAGATTAATGATCCTGGTCTTCAGGATGCAATCAAATCAGCCCTGGATGAGAAAATTCTCACTAAAGGTCAGATTGGCGCACTTCTAGGCGAGCTAAGAACTCTTCCTGAAAAAGCGGGGGTTAGACGCCAACCCACCGAAAAACAGGTTGCTTCAATTAAGCGTGGAGTACTAGAGCGCGGGCTACCTAAAGCAGAAGCTGACGAAATACTAAACAGCATCGATGGGATGTCCTTTGACGATGCTTCTTCAATCTTGAACGACCTTAAGAGGCGAGACATTACCCCCGAGGGTATGGATAACCTACTAGGCAAGCTAACTGAAGACGGGGACATAGGCGCCCTCAACTACTTACTGACTAAGCCCGAGTACTCGGACTACTTTGATGACATTAACAGTAAGCTGGCCGACCTCGGTGAGGGTGACCTGAGCCTAAAGCAAGACCTTCCGAGACTCCAGGGTCCACTTTATCTCCCTGCCGGTAGCTTTGGCCTGATACGGGGAGTAGCTGCACGAAAGTTAGCTGAACTGCGGGCAGACAGTAATGCATCAGAAGAAGAGATAGATTTTATCACGAGGCTGTACTATTCCGCTCATTTTGCAATAAACAACAGAACCCGTAGATGGAGTACACCATGGGAGTCTGACTTCGACGTGCGGCAGTTCACCTACAACGACGCAGCAAAGATAAAAGAGCTATTAGTGGAGTTCCAGAACTCTGGTGATCCAAAGGCCACTAGCGCTATAGGCCCTATGGGGCCATCTTCCGAAGATGCCAGGCGTAAGGAAGCCTACACAACGCTCTTAGAAGATTTAGATTACCTAGCTGAAGGCCGGACTAGGCCTTTACCTGTACGATTGCCGACAGATAAGCAGAAGGCTTCAATAGCTCGGGGTACGATAGAGAGGGGTCTACCCCCAGAAGAGTCCACCGAAATCCTAGCAAAACTTGACACTATGTCTTTCGATGAGGCCTCGGTCATTCTAGGTAACTTGAAGAGTCGCCCAATAACCCCCGACGGGATGGCTCAATTGATTGACTCTCTCGGCGAAAAGAACGAGGTAGAGGTTCTTGGTTACTTACTGACTAAGCCCGAGTACTCGGACTACTTTGATGACATTAACAGTAAGCTGGCCGACCTCGGTGAGGGTGACCTCTCGGTCAAGCAAGACGCTCCACCACTTATAATTAATGCTAGAACTAAGTCAGTAGAAGAGCTAGGAAAGATACTTGACGACGAAGACGGCTTCAACACTGCTGACGAGTTGAACACCTACGTTGATGAATTTAACAGCACGTTGTATGTTGGTACTGCCTCAGAGATGTCAGCAGCAGTCTACTCTATGTCAGAGTTTACAAAAAATCCAGAGACTGCTGAAAAACTGCGCCAGCTTAGCAGGGATTTGGATAAGGACTTGGAGTCAAGATTTGGATCAGCTGAGGCCGCTAGGGTAGACGGTGATGAGATAATTGACCTTTCTGATGTTGACGAGGCTGTCTCTGATGAGCGAAGTATCTACTTCGAGACTGATCCCCTGGAGATAGCTGACAGATTAGACCAAGATGATTCCTATGGAGACGCAAGGTCCAATGGTGCTGAAGCTAGGGTAACTGAGGAAGAGGACGGCACTACTGTTGTAACCGTAACTTATGATCGCGGCGAAGAGGTCTTTAAATCTGAGGATCGAGATGAGGCTATTGCTCAGGGTGCAGCTGCTGTAGCCGACTACAACACTGACGTAATCCCTAGTGCTTACCGAAGTGCTGGAGATCTTGAATCAAGTGCTGCTAATGCAAGTACAGATGATGAGGCCCTAGCAGTAGCAGATACTGCTGAGTCCCTAGCTGACGCACTAGAAGGCAATAGAGGTAGCACACAAGTTGCTAGAGACCTGCGTGCCTACGCTGAAAGAATTAGAGACATGGTCGCTAAAAGTCAGGACTTATCCCTAAAAAAAGCGTAACCCCCGATGAGGGGGGCGGCTCACCTAGGGACATTGCTCCTGAAGATGTCAATGATATGATTGGTAAGATTTTTGGTGATCTCCGTGCCTCGTTAGGAGCGATAAGGGCAGAGACTGAGTCAATACAAGATACTGAGGTATCAGAGACAGTATCTGCCTCCATCTCTAAGAATAAGGCTGCAATTAAAGGCATCCTAGATGCTGCGCGTGCAAAAATTGCCAAGTTGACGCAACCCGGTTTTGGTTGGCTCCCCAGCTGGGCTAGGGATGGGTATAGGCCAATAAACCCAACTACAAACAAAGACTTCAAATCGTTCAACCTTGTAGCTCTTGCCGCTGAAGCAGAGGCCCAGGGGTTTACTGATCCTAGATGGTTAACCAGAGATCAAGCCGAGGCATCGGGGGGTTCCCTTAAGGATGACCAGCTGCCTACTATGGTTGCAGTTCCCGAGTTGGTAGAGTACGTTACTGAATCTGGTAAAACAATAGAAGTTATTGACTTTGTAGAGCGCGAAGTGTTTAACGCCGAGCAATTTGACGGAATGGCCGAGTATACGGTCCCAGAAAAAGTTAAATATACCTTCAATGAAGCAATGCAGACAATAGTAGATAGGTACAAGCAAGGCGAGATTGCCCGCGGGCGGAAGGGTATACCTCCACTGTATGGCACAAAAATGGGAGACGATCAAAGCCCGGAGTTCACTAGAATATCCGGTATAGAGTCAATAGCTATGCCACTGAGGGAGCAGTTCAAAACAGATGAGGCTTACCTGAGTGCCCTATTTCATGAGATGCTGCACTCTACAGGAACTTACACTAGAACCGGTAGAGCTCTAACATCTGACAGAGACTCCAAGGAGTATGCTAGGGAAGAGATAGTAGTTGAGCTAGCTACAACAGCATTATTAGAAAGAATGGGTGTTGAAACTAGCGGAGCTAACAGTACTTACATAGCCGAATGGCAGGTCTCAGGGGGGCTAACCCCTGAAGACCTATCTAGGGCCTCCGAAGATGCTTTAACCGCAATAGAATATATTTTAGGTAACGATGTGCTTCCAACCTGGGACCCTTCCGCCACTAAAAACTTCACCACTGAGGCAGAAGCCAGAAACAATAACGCCACTTCCCTAAGTTCTAGCATAAACTCTTCAACCGGACAAGAAGCTATTAACGCTATTGACGCAGTTGATGCCCCTTCGATCAGTGCAGCTCAGGGTGTCAAGCCCAGCATAGATGCCAAGACCAAGGTTTTGGAAGCACTTGTAGAGAAGCTAAAGCAGCTGGGCGATAAAGCAGTGCCTTGGCGTAAGGGCTTCAAAGACGGGTTTGAGTACACCGGCGGTAGCGGACTACCACGTAATCCTAGTAGCAAAAGACTCTACAGTGGATTTAACTCCTTTATCCTAAAAGTTGTAGCACAGGCCGAGGGGTACACTGACTCAAGATGGTTAACCTACAAGCAAGCTCAAGGTCTTGGCGGTCAAGTACGCAAAGGCGAGAAGGGCATGCCAATCCTTGTTCCAATGAAGGCATTCATAGATAAGGACAAGTCCGGTGCCCCTTTAGTTAACTCTAAGGGTGACCCAACTGGGTTCTCTAGAATTTTCTTTAGGACTGCTACCGTGTTTAACGTTTCTCAAATTGACGGGCTAGACATCCCCGACGACATCCCGTCAACCAACATGTCTCCTGTAGAGGCTCAAGAATTTATTATTGAGCGCTATAAAAAGAGCATGGAGGCCAAGGGATTGGCTATTCCTAAGATCGAGTACAGCTATGTTGGGGAATACTCAGATCACAATTCTTCACCTAACTGGAGAGGCGGCCTAGATGATGCGATAACTCTACCAAACATGGCTCAGTTCGAAAACCCTGAGGCTATTTTTGACACCCTAATGCATGAGCTAACCCACAGCACCGGACATCAGGCGAGGCTGGACAGGTCTGAGCTAATCAAGAACTACGGAAACTCTGACAATCAGGCCAGAGCTCAGGAAGAGCTTATAGCCGAAATGGGAGCAGCTATTCTGGGGGAAATGTTCGGAGTTAACTACGATGTAGAGAATACTCAGGCGTATATGCAGAGCTGGGCGAGTGTCTTATCTAATAATAACGCAGATATCTTACATAACGCTAGTTCCATGGCTCAAAAAGCTGTAGACTATATGTTAGGAATGGATCTAGGAGACTGGAGCCCACTAGAGGGTTACAATAACTACCTAGGTGAGCAAGGAAAGGAAGGCGAAGAGTAGTATGTCTGAAGATGAGAAAAAAGTAGACCTTAATCTAGACACCCTTGGCGGATTTACCATGGATGATCCCGAATACTGGGTACTTTTAGCTAAGATTGTGGGCAACCCACTCGTTGAGATAGAAGACGATAGCGAGTTTGTGGACGAAAACGGCGTGGTTAGGGGTACTCCTGCCGAGCCAACTAAATAGCACCCTCTATATTTAGGGTAAACTTATCTCTAGTGATCTCACTAATCAACAGGAACTTGCTGAATGAATATTCTTTTAGGCCGTAAAGGCAACCTAGCCCTGTTCGGGGGGGTTGACTATGCTGTCATCCTGGACACTGATCTAGATATGATTGTAGCCTCAGGTGAAGCTGACTCTCTAATTACTTTTGCTAAGTGGAGCGCCACCACAGAAGCCTTATCTCCTGGACAAGCTTACTTATGCTCTATGTCTATTGCATCTCAGAAAGAGACTGCCATCGTAGCCGCTTCTGGTAGCAGAATGTACGGGATTCCTGAAGGTGTCCGAAAAGAAGCATCTAAAGCTTTAGCATGGAGGAAAGACCACAACCGCGGCGGGACTCCAGTTGGCGTAAACAGCGCTCGCATTCTTGCCGCTGGTGGGCAAATTGGGATCAAGAAGATTCGCCATATTGCTAAGTATTTCCCTCGTCACGAAGTTGACAAAAAAGCAAAAGGCTATGAGCGCGGAGAAGATGGCTTCCCATCTAATGGTCGTATTGCTTGGGCACTTTGGGGTGGGGATGCCGGGCAGAGATGGGCTTCTGCAATTGTAGAGCGTGAAGATAAAGATCTTGCAATAACTGCATCAAGCTCTAAGCCTGACCTGGATCCATTTAAGCTAGCTTACGAGTTAGAGGACGGCTACGGTCCAGAATTTATGGCACGCGTCCACATGGACGGCACTGGTATTGACCGTCTATATAAAATTGAAGGCGATGGCGACGTTTGCGTCTGGGATGACGACCGTTGGGACAGCATGGGTAATCTTGGGTCTAACGTTTGGAGCTATGATCAAGCCCTAGATGGCATGGTCCACGAAGTTGACTGTACCCACATTATGATTGACCCAAGCTCCGCTGTGTTCGTAGCTTCCAGGCTTGGTGCTGACGCTTACTCAAAAGTTTTGGTAGAAGACATAGAAAAAGAAGAGTCACGTCTTGCAGTATTTGGCATGCCAGAAGAAGACTGGGACATGATTACCCGAGTCATGACAGCTGCGGGTACCACAGATTCTACTTCTAAAGCTGACGCTGATGGAGATGGAAAATTAGACACTAAATTTCTATCAGATAAAGCTGAAGGACAGCCCCGGGATTCCGGCGGGCAATTTGTATCTGTAGGCTCTCGTACTGTTGTAGGCGGCGACCTTGCGCGGGGCACCGGGACCATTACGGAAATAAACAGCGGCACTGGCAAGGTTACAGTTAAGTTGGACAGTGGAAAAAGTATTCAAGTAGCCGCTAAGTTTACCGAGGCTGCAGAAAATGCTGACGGCCCCATGAGAGTACCAACTAGCGACTCCGCACCTCTGGATCTCTCAGGTATATTAGGGGAGCCTAGGACCCCACAAAAGAATAAAGGTGCTCAGCTTTCTGGCACAATGGCGCCTATCTCCTCTAAAGACTTAAAAGATATTATGACCAACTGGGGTACCTGGGTCTCAAAGCAGCGTGCTAGTTACAAGTTGTTTGATGATAAAGACATCCCTAAGTCCGACAGGGGTAAGGGCATAACAGACATAGACCGAAAGTACATGAAGAAGCGTTACAACATGGACCTTTCCTCACATTCGATGACTGCAGCCGCTGAAAAAGAACAGAAATTGACTCCTGGAACTTCAGACATTTCTCCTAAGTATTTAGCATTCGTCTCGCCTGACGATCCCAGGGCTGTCATGGATGTTGTTGCATTAGTTCCTGCCTCAAAAACTTCTACAGCACCTATTGCTTACAGGCGTGATGACGACAAGTGGATTGAAGATCCACAGGTTTTAGCTGATCTTCAATCCTCAGCTCCGCCACCCGTTGTGCCTTTGGAAGACGATGATCTAAACGACGTACTCCTTCAGCTTTCTGATATCAAGAAAAAGATAGATAAGTCAAAAGAAAAAGCTGAAGCAGTGACTGCTGCTGCAACTAAATTTCTAATATCCTTCTGGGAAGTCAGCCCTGAAGAAGTTCAAAGAGCGATTATCGCAGCCGGCGGTGTAGATCGGAATCGCGGTAATGCAGAGAGTCTTAGACGCTACTGGACAAAAGGTAAGGGTGCTCTTAAGATCCGCTGGGGTACTCCCGGCGACTGGACCCGCTGCGTGCGGAATCTCTCCAAGTACATGGGCCCACGCGCGAAAGGCTATTGCCAACTTCGCCACAAGGAAGCCACTGGAGTATACACTGGCAGCAAGCTCAACCCTGGTAACAATAAAGGTCGGGTAGCCTCCATATCGTCCATGTTTGCTTCTGAGCAGGAATTTGATTCCGTAATACTAGAGAGAACAAAACTAGCAGCCAGAGCATCAGATGCTAAGCAAAAAGTTAGTTTGATTGCGTCAGTAGTCCCTTTACAGGAGGGTGCAAGATTCTACATACCAATGCTTATACCTGAAGAGCGAGAGTCTGGCGACGGTCGAAAGTTCCTAAAGGGTGCGTTAACCATTCGCGACCTTCCAGTACCCCTGTTGTGGCAGATTAAAACTGGTGCTGGACACAATGGATCCGTAGTCGTAGGTCGCATTGACACCATAGAACGTGTTGCTGGAGGCCTTGGAGATGCATACGGGGTATTTGACAATGGACCGTACGGCCGAGAGGCTCAAAGATTAGTAGAAAATGGCTTCTTAAGCGGAGTTTCTGTAGATCTAGACCAGTTTGAGGCCAAAGAGGATAAGAAGCCTGAACCTTCAAGTTTGGAGAACGCAGAGGACTCTGAAGACGTAATCGGAAAAGATAAGCTCACTATAAATAAGGCCAGAGTAATGGCTGCTACAATTGTAGCTAAGCCTGCATTCCAGGAATGCACTATTACTATTCAAAAAATGGGGGAGCAGGAGACAGGTATGAACGCATCAGCAGACGGCATCTACGAAGAGTGCATCGATGGCCTCTGTGACCTAGAGCCAATCATGGCTTCAGGCTACTTAGAATCCGAAATCCCAATGACTCCACCAACCGATTGGTTCACTAATCCAAATCTTACCGGTCCTACGCCACTAACTGTCGACAAGGATGGTCGTGTATACGGCCACATTGCCGCATGGAATGTCAGCCACATCGGGCTGCCGCGCTCAACTAAGCCTCCTCGCTCTCGTAGCAAGTACGCATACTTTAACACTGGAGTAATCCATACTGCAGACGGTACTGACGCCACTGTGGGTCAGCTGACTCTTGCTGGCGGTCACGCTCCCTTGTATGCAAGTGCTGCTGATGCAGCTAAGCACTACGACGACACTGCCTCTGCTATTGCAGATGTTCACGCTGGCGAGGACCAGTTTGGTATCTGGGTCTCAGGTTGCTTGCGTCCAGGCGCGGATGAGATGCAGATTCGTGCACTTCGCGCATCCGCTCCATCTGGAGATTGGCGTCCAATTGAAGGCTCATTAGAGTTAGTTGCTGTCTGCCAGGTAAATGTACCAGGCTTCCCAACTGCTCGTGCAATGATCGCAGGCGGAAAGATGTTGGCATTAGTTGCCGCTGGAGCTAGCCACATGGCTGTCCTAAAGAGCAGAGCAGTCAGAGAATTTGCCAGTAAGGCAGATTTGTTTAATCAGTTGGCCGCAACTGCTCCAGGTCTAAGAGTCCGTGTCAGGGAAGCAAAAAAGTCACTACGTGAGGCAAACCTAGAAGGCTTAGTGGCCTCTGCTGCAGTCATGAGGGAGAGGGCATTAACTGCAGCTGCTGTAGCTGAATTAGCTAAAATCTCTGTAGATGACAGAATGATCTTAGCGAAAAAGGGCCATGCAATGCCTGACGGTGCGTATCCAATACGCGATGAGGAAGACCTTAAGAATGCCATTCAGGCCTATGGTCGTGCAAAAGCATCTGAACGGGCAGCTGTACGAAGGTTCATTATTAAGCGTGCCAGATCCCTAAAGAAATACGACTTAATCCCTCAGTATTGGAAAAATGCAGATTCGATGGCTGCCGAGGCAAGACTACTTACCATGAGATCATCAATAACTGCGGCTGCATCGGAATTTGCTGACACCCCAAAAGGCGAAATCTCTGACGAAGAACTAGAGAAGCTAAAAGACGCTAAATCTGAAGCTGACAAGGAGACTGAAGAAGAGATTCAAATAGCTGAAGACATTAAGTCTGGTAAGACTACTGCCAAGGAAGTATACGACGAAGACGGAAAGTCTAAGTACATTTCTGGAGTTAACCAACCACGCGACGCAAAAGGTAAATACCGCAAGGTTCTAGCTCGCCTAAAGCAGGATCTTGGTGTTGCAGGTCTCTCGAAAGCTCTCCTAAAGGCCCAAGAGGCCGAAGGTTTAGACTTTGCTGGCAACTATAAAGCTTCAACTGATGCAAGCAGTGACCTAATTAGCATGATTGACAGGCTAGACAGTAATGCCCTCAATCCGGAAGCCTTAGAAAATGTTCGGCTTACTGCTGCAGAGTTAGGCAAGACAATTGCCAACCTGCCCTTGCCATTCGGGAAGGACGCGGAGAAGCTAAAGTTTAGCGATTTACCAGTTGGGCTCAAGAACCTCATCGATCAGATGATTACTCGAGTCGAAGCTAAGATCGGTAAAAAGGATGCAGATATTGCTACGCAAAGTCTGAGATCCTACATGTCTGGAGCAGATGTCTACTCTCAGAGCGAAGTTCAATCTGAGATGAGTAAGCTGCTTCGACTCCTTACCTAAAAAGTAAGGTAAAATTATCCCTAGGTGGAGCGCCTTGTAGCCTCGTGCAATAAGTCCCTCAACCTTGACTGTAATGAAGGGTGAAATACACCCGAAACTAACTGGCCTTAGGAGGTACAGTGTACGACCAAATTAAAACTCAGCTGGATTCACTCGCTGAGCTAGGTGACGAACAAGTCGCCGAGCTTCAGAGTGACATCATCGCGCAGTTTGAAGCGGTTGAAGCTGAAGAACCAACTCCTGAAACAGTTGATGCTATGACGTCACTAGCTGACTCTCTAGACATGGTACGCGGAGAACTTTCAAACCGCGAAGCACAGGCTGCAGAACTTGCGACCCAAGCTGCTGAAGCTACTGCCCGTGTTAAGGGTATGGCTCAGGACGATGGAGAGGAAATGGCTATGACCGAAGACGACCCTATGGTAGAGGATGCCCCAGTAGATGAGGTTCCTATGCCGGAGGCAGAAGTAGAAGAAGAAACACCAGTCGAAGAAGAAAAAGATGAGATGGAAGATGAGATGTCAATTCAGGCATCCGCTTCTGACGAAATCGCTTCTGAAGAAACCGTTTCTGAGGCTACCATCGTGCCAGAGGCTGCTGTAGAGCTATCTACAGAAGAAGTCGTCGAAGTAGTCGAGATCCCTGCTGCAGAAGCAGCTACCGAAGAGGTAGTTGTTGCCGCTGGCGAGGAAATCGTTGCTGAAACTTCAGTCGAGACTGAGGTAGTCGCAGAGGCTGCCACGGACGCCACAACCGAAGCATCAACCGATCAGGAAATTGATTCTGAACTATCAACCACAACTGAAGAAGCAATCGAGCTTTCTTCAGGCGAAACTATTGAAACATCAACAGCTCTTGTAGAAGAGCAGAAGGAGCAGGCAGTGACCGCTGCAGCTGAACAGCCTTTCGAGGCCCCAGCCGACCGTCAACCTGTAGTTCAGGAATCTCTAGCACCTGTAGTAGCAATTACTGCTGGCGCTGACATCCCTGGTTACACCGCGGGAAGCACCATTAACGACATGTCTGAGCTATCTCAGGCCATGGAAAAGAGACTTCACTCTCTTCGCCGTGTAAACGGTGGCGACGGAGAGCAGCACATTGTTGCGTCTTTCTCGACCACATACGCTGAGGATCGCTTCCTTGGTACTGACGCTGAGGCAAACTCGGCCAAGATTGAGGCACTATCAGCCCAGGCACTTGTTGCTTCTGGTGGACATGGTGCTCCAGTTGAGACCAAGTATGACATCTTCGGCCTAGGTTCAACCACTGTACGTCCAGTACGTGACTCACTTCCAAAGTTCCAGGCAGACCGTGGCGGTATCCGCTTCGTAACTGCTCCTAGCTTTGCATCGGGTGACTACGCTGACGCTGTTGGTGTATGGACTGCTGCTGTTGACGCTGTCCCCGATGGCGCAACAAAGGAGAGCCTAACGGTTGTTGCTGCTGCAGAAAACACCGCAGTAACTGACGCTGTAACACTACAGCTACAGTTCGGTAACCTAATGACCCGTGCGTACCCAGAGTTGATTGCTCGTCACAACGAGTTAGCTCTAGTTGCACACGCTCGTGCAGGTGAAGTTGACCTACTAACCAAGATTGCTGCAGCATCAACTGCAGTTACTTCCGGAACCATCCTTGGTTTTGGTCGCGACTTCTTGGTATCAGTACGTAAGGCAGCTGTTGCTTACCGTTCACGTCACCGCATTGCTCAGACCACTACGCTAAAGGCACTTATACCTGACTGGGTATTTGACGCTATGGCATCTGACCTTGCAATCTCTATGCCTGGAGACAGCAGCATTGCTGTTGGCCGTGCAGAGATCGAAGGCTACCTATCTGGTTCAAACGTAACTCTAGTCGGTTCACCTGACATGACTTACTTTGGTGCTCAGGGTGCAGCTGCACTTCTTGAGTTCCCAGATAGCTTCGACTGGTTCCTATTCGCTGAAGGAACATTCTTGTTCCTAGACGGTGGATCGCTGGACCTAGGTATTATCCGTGACTCGTCACTAGTTGGAACCAACGATTACAAGATGTTCGTTGAGACCTTCGAGGGCGTTGCCAAGGTTGGTATCGAATCTCTAAAGATCACTCAGACCGTTAACATTAACGGTTCGGCTGCTGCATTGCGCGATACCCTAGGTTCCGTTGTGGCAACAACCATCGAGCTCTAAATATAAGTAAATAGGGCGGCTCCCCGGGCTTCGGCTCGGGGGGCTCCCACCCCCTAAATAATTTTAAATTAAGGATTTTAAATGGCTTTCTCAAAGACAGGCGTAGTATCGGCACCCGCAATCGTGCCATCCGCCTTTGGTCTACTTGCTGTTGTTAAGCCAGAGAACGCTCCAGGAGAGGACCAGTGGGTCCGAGGTTTTGCCCAAGAATGGGAAACCACCGTGCAGGAGCTCAAAAACTGGGATGACACAGACAATACTAACGGATCTGTAGTTACTGGCGGAGTCGTCAATTACTACGATGACATCAAGCCCTTCTTCATTGAATTGACCGAGACACGCTCGGGACTAAGTTTTAACGCTATTGACCGAATTGCTCGGCTATCTCGTCAGATTGTAGGCATGAGCCAGAAGTCTATAGAAACAGAACTTTGGGACGGTGTGGTTCGAAAAGGCGAGAGTCACGACAATAAAGCCCTATCTGATGCTGGAACTACTTTGGTTAACAGCGGAACCGCTCTTGGTGCCACACTTGCGCTTGCTGAGCTAGAGCGCTCAATTGCAGTCGCATCAGACGCAGGCGAGACTGGGGTAATCCACATGACTAGCGATGTAGCTTCACTTCTAAATACTAGGTTAGAGAAGTCAAAAGACGGAACTCTTGTCACTAGGATTGGCACCCCCGTAATTGTGGGCGCTGGCTATTCAGGTAATGGCCCAACAGGTGCAACTGGTGCTGCTGCATCAGGCACCAACAAATGGATTTATGGCACAGGCGCTGTCAAGGTATACCTTGGTGACGTTGATGTCGTAAACGACAATCTAGCGCAAGCTTATGACGTGTCGGGCAACAAAAATGACATGCGTATCAAGGCAATTCGCCCAGCGGCGGTTTACTTTGACACATCCATCCACCTCGCTGTTCGAGTCGATCTAACAGCTTAATCAAGAAATAAGGAGAATAGCTTATGGCTACTCAAGAATATGCAGCCAGCATTCAGGGTGTGTCAATCCGTGTCACACGCCTAGATGCTGCTGGGAACCTTATGACTGGCGATCAGGACAGCTACACTACCTCCGCCTTCATGAGAGTCTCTTTTACCCCCGAGTACGAAGAGGGCGACGAGATCACTGAAAAGGGCGCTAACGGCGTTATTTGCGTGACCTACAAGGCCCCGGACACTCTAAAGCGAATCACTATGGAACTTGCTATCTGCGAGCCGGACCCAGAGCTTTCGGCTCTGATCTCTGGTGGACTACTATTGCGCAAGAACCTAGGCACCCTATCAGACCCAAACAACAAGTCAATCGGTTGGGCCGCTCCTGGTGTTGGTGACGACCCAGCTGGAAACGGTGTCTCCATCGAAGCTTGGTCCCACGCAGTTAAAGATGGAAAGCGCGCGGCGACTCTTCCTTACTTCTACTGGGTGTTCCCATACGTCAAGATGCGTCAGTCTGGAGACCGTGTTATTGAAAACGGTCTAATGGCTAACACCTTCGAAGGCTACGGTCTAGGAAATGCTAACTTCAAGTCAGGTATCGACGGCCGCTGGGAGTTCCCAGTTGCTGCAGAGCGTCCATACGCTTATGCACGTTCTGACTGGGCGCCAACTGGACTAAATGGCTTCTACAGCTGGACTGACAATGCCACTGATCAGAGAGTGTTCACCTCGAATACTGCTCTCTCACCAAGCATCATCACAGTTGACAGCTATAGTGCAAATGTTGCCGCCACTACTGCAACCCTGACCTTTAGCGCTCCTCCTCTACTAGAGGTTGGCGACGTTATCTCGGTTCAGAATGTTGGATCTCTGTTTAATGGTAGCAAGACTATATCTGCTCGCAACGTAAATGACAATACGATTGACTTCGTTAACGCATCAATCACTCAAGACATCGCAAGCACTACTATTGTGTCTCGTAATGCTCGCGTGACTGTCGTCAACTCCGGAGCTGAAAGCTTCCCAGCCCCAGTTGCGACTACTAGCATCTTGACTGGCGGAGACGATTATAACGTTCCAGGAAGCGCTAGCTACAACGCTGACTATGGGATCGATAACATAATCTCATCAAACGAGAACCCTAGCTAACAACAATTAACAAGAACGGGTGGCAGCTTGAGCAAATTAGCTTAGGCTACCACCCGTTAAACTTTATCTAAGAGGTAATTAATATGGCAAGCAACCTTTGGGTACTCCCAGAAGACATGGGAGATTTCTCCTACACTGAGTACAGCTTAGAGGCTGCTCAGACCGCGTCGAACCTACTCTGGGCAATGTCCGGTCGCAAGTACATGGGCGAGACAATTGTCACTGAGAGATACACTTGTACTCTTAAGAATCACCGCCTCGGGCCTTCTATTAAAACAAATGGTCCAGTTCTTTTTGGAGGCGACGTGTACAACATCCCTTCTGGAGACTACGACGAGTACTCAGAGCTTACTGCAGATGGTATGTCACCGGATTCTCGTGTCAGGCTGCGTGGACGCCCCGTGACCAGAATAATTTCTATGCGTAGCAGGACTGGTTTGATTCTTGACCCCTCAAGCTACTACTTAGTAGACCACTCAACAATTCATATTAAAGCTGGAACTCCTTGGACCCCATGTAACGTTGAAGTTACCTATGCTTATGGCATCCCTGTCCCTGTGGCGGGCAAGATGGCGGCTCGTAAACTAGCGATTGAATTTGCTCGCTTGTGGTCTGGTGACGAAGATTGTGAGCTACCTCAGCGTGTAACCTCAGTCTCAAGGCAGGGAGTGTCATACACAATCCTGGACAACCAAGAATTCATTGATGAGCTTCGCACTGGACTATACGAAATTGACCTGTTCCTAAAAGTCGTTAACCCAGATAATGCTCGTCGTAAGGCAAAGGTATTCTCCCCTGATCAGCCTCGCGCCCGAAAATACGTAGCTAAACCTCTAAAGCAGACGATAGACCCTGAGTTTGACTTGGCTATGAGCGCAACCACTCAGAGTGCTTCGGTTAGCTGGTCCTCTGCAGGTAGTGGAGCGGACCTTAGTAATTTCTTCCCGTCAAGTGGTTGGGCTCCAGTGGTCACTGTTAGAAACTATGGGGCTACCAAGTCGTCTACTGTTGGCGGTAGTTTCGCTCTTACTACCGTAAGTGGTGAAGACATATTAAATTTCACTATTACCTATGAAGAAGCGCAAGCTACTCTTGGTATGGTGGATCCGGGAACGTGGGAGCTATACGGCAGCCAAATGGTTGATGGTGTAGAGAGCCTAACTCCTGTACTTGCATCTGGAAACCTCCAGATCAAGATGTACTAAGAAAGAAGATATTATGTCAGCTCAAACTAACTTCCGCGCCCAGGACATGCCAGGCGCAAAGAAGCCAGAAGTAAAAAAAGCAACCCCTAAGTATATTGCTCCTACGCCAAAGCCAAACCCAGAGCCGGTCATCGAAGCTGATCCAGTTGAGGTTGAGGTCCAGGGTGTAATTGAAAAAGAAGAAGTTGTTGCAGAGGATGCCCCAGCTTCAGAAGATAACTAATCATGGCAAGGGGAGAGCTAGACCTTACGGGCGTCTCCGAGGATGCCACGCATCTTAGAGATTTGATGGGTGGCGTTCTGGAGAGAGTCGAGAATGTATTTCAATCCTACAACATGGAGCTGCCTGCTCGAAGGTACTGGACCATGTCCACACCCGCAATCGACTGTGAGCAGCTAGTTGTCTATTTTCAGCAGATGTACTTAGGGCCCCCCGGAGCTGAAGTTGGCGACCCTCAAAGATGTCATGTTCCCCGGAGTGCAACCTTAGCCATAAGTATTGCTAGGGCCACCCCTATTGTTGGTCAGAATGGCAGACCCCCTAGCGGGCAAGCGATCGAAGCGGCGTCTTCAATAATGGCTTTTGACGCTTGGATTCTTATGGAATCCGTGAATCAGCTCGACCAGTGGGATGAGACCGGTTACGGAGTTGGTGTCATCGCTACCTTGGAGAGTTCACCACCCGAGGGCGGTTTCCAGGTCACAACAATGAATATTACAATGGCGGTACCATAAAATGCCAGCTTTTGGGTTAATCCCAGATAGCCCCCTATTTTATTATGGTGGTAAGGCTTCTAGGGCACTGAGGCGCGGTGGGGGTCGTGGTGGCAGGGGGTCTGCCAATACCAAAGTTCTTATAACCTTTAAGGGATTAGTTTTATACAAGCCAGTACTTCACTATGAGCTAAATGTTCCTGCCGGCATGGTCGGTCGTTATATGGGCAAGCTGGGAAATAAGATTAAGGTTGGCGCTCAAGCCAGGGTAGGAGTTAGAACTGGCCTACTGCGTGCTTCAATACACGTGAGTCAGGGTATGTCTAGCGGTAAGCAGTATGTAAAAGTAGGATCTTCGGTTAGTTATGCGTTTATGCACCACGAAGGCACTAGACCCCACATTATTGCGGCTAAACCACCCGGAGTTCTTAGGTTTACTTCTAGAAAAGGTGGTGTGGTCCACGCGTCTACAGTTATGCATCCGGGGACCAAACCAAATCGATACCTGGGGTCCCAACTTAGACGTCACATTAGGTAGTAAACTAGAAATGTTGCATAACGCGACTTACTAATTGACGATACAGGAAAGACATATAAGATGACAAGATTCAAGGATTTTGGAGCAGGTAAAGCTCTTGAAGACAGAGAGCCTCTATCTTTTAAACTACATGAAGAAGAATTCCACTGCGTAAAGCACCTACAGGGAAGAATTCTTTTAGATCTAATTGCCAAGTCCGCAAGTGACAATGCTGCCGACTCCGCAATCATTATGACTGAATTCTTTGGTCACGTCCTAGTGAAGGAGAGCTTAGACCGCTTTGAGGTCTTGCTACACCACCAGGAGAAAATCGTTCAGGTCGAAACTCTTAGCGAGATTGTTGCTTGGCTCATCAGTGAGTACAGTGACCGCCCAAATCCGCTGCCAGAGGACTGATCGACTGGGCAATAAACCTCTGGCCATACGTAAATGGGAAAGCGATAGTACAGGGATTGGATCTAACAGAAATGGAAGCCTCCAGGATGTTAGATGTGATTCACTACTACTTCGACGAAGATATGCGTTACGGCTCAACTGAAGGGGCTCAACTGCACTCTAGTGTACGCGAGCAACTTTTTGGCTCAATGTACGGGTACGACTACCTATACGGGCTTGGACAGAACAGAGTTAGAGATACAAAAGGTGAAGAAGGTTTAGAAATTAAACCCTACATGCCAGCAACCGAGTTTAACCCAGACTCGGCCAACCCGTTCGGGGGCGTCCTAGACGTTCCCATTGGCTAGCCTTTAAGGAGGCTGCACTATGGCAGTAGTCGGCCACGCGTATGTTGTAGTACGTGCGATAACTGATAGCGTCGCTAAAGATATTGAAAAAGGCTTTAGCGGCTCTCGCATATCTGGCAGCGCTGAGAAGTCTGGTAGACGGATTGGAAACTCCCTTGTTAGGGGACTAACTTCTGGGATGAAGGATGTTGACAACTCTTTAACTAGGGCAGCAGACTCCTTTAGGAAGCTACACCCAGAAGCTGACAGTCTACGCAGGGTTTTTGTTAACGCAATGCGTGTCGGATACTTACTACAAGGTGCTCTTGGAGCACTTGCGGGTACAATCGGGGCTTTGATTGGCGGCCTTGGTGCCGTTATAGGCGCAGCCGGGGGTGCTGCTGCAGCACTAGTTGCAGTTGGTGGTGCCGCAATAACTGCTGGTGTAGGCCTGCAGGTTGCAAAGTATGCATTAAGCGGAATCGGGGCTGCGGTAAAGGCAGCCACAAAAACTACCGGTGGGTACAGTGAGTCGGTAGAAGATCTCAGGGAGAAGCTACAGCAGCTTCGTTTTGATCAAGATGGTGCTGCTCTCTCTGTTGATAGAGCTGGATTAACACTTGAAAAAGCTCGTCAGAATATGCTGCGGACTCAGGACCTTGCACCTAATAACTTAATTAGGCGAGACGCTGAGCTAGCGTTCCGTGAGGCAGAGCTTGCCTATAGACGTGCAAAGGACACCCAAGCTGACCTGAAGGACGGACTAAAACCAGACAGGGCCGGCGGCGGCGCTGGGGACCCTTTTGCAAACTTAACTCCCTCTCAGAAAGCTTTTGCTAAGTACTTAATCTCGATCCAGGGTACTTTTAAGGACCTTAAGGAGGCTGCAGCAGCCGGCTTCCTACCCCTACTGCAGTCTCAGATTGAACGCCTACTTGAATCACCCATGCTTGGAATACTAGAAGCTAGATTCTTTGCCATAGGTCAGGGTGCTGGACTGGCAGTGAAAAACTTCACAGACTCATTGGTGAATTCTGACAATCTGAAAGACTTAAATGACGTACTGGGCGATATCGCCGAGGTCTTGCCCACATTTGGTACAATATTTGGCAATGTGTTTGACTCACTATTGAGCATACTAGAATCAGCTGACCCGATAACTAGAAGATTTGTCTCATTTTTAGAGTCTAAGAGTGGTGCTTTTGCTAATTTTCTAGATGTTAAAGACGCCACGGGTGAGCTAGAGACTTTCTTTAACAGATCTGGAGACCTTGCCGCTGAGTTTGGAAGATTGTTTGGTGGATTGTTCGGAGGCTTTGGTAAGATCATTGAGGCTAATTTTGGAGAAGGCTCTGGAGGATCGCGTCTCATAACCTGGCTTGCTGACGCTGCACAAGGTTTTGCTAATAAAGACATAATTGGAATGGACAACTACTTCCAAGGCGTAGCAGATAACGTCATGGCCATGGGAGATGCATTGGGCGGCGCACTAGACACCCTAACAAGATTAGGATCGTCGCCTGAGATAAAGCAATTCTTTGACGCCTTAGACTCCGGTAGTTTTGCATTTGACATGATAGTCCGAGAGGCCCTAAAAGTCCAGGTACCTCTTGGTCTTCTTATCGCCTCGGTTACTGAGATTATTGCCGTGTTTTCTGATGCTGGAGCCGGTGTTGCATTTTTCGAAACACTAAATTACTTTGCTGGCGGCCTGAGCGAGCTACTACGAGCACTAAAGCCCATATTGGATGTTGTTGGACCGGTACTAGCAGTTGTTAGCGCAATAGCTCTAATCGGTGCAATGACTACAAAAGTTGCACTGATATTTGGATCATTTATTGCTAGCGCTGTCGCAGGCATGGGGACACTTATTGGTACAACTGGTGCAACTATCGCATCGCAGACTTTGCAGATAACAGTAACTAACGGCCAGGTTGTAGCTACCAAAGCCTTAGATGTTGCCAGCAAATCACTGCTAGCTTCTAACCCTATTGGGTGGGCTGTTCTGGCAATCGCTGCCCTAGTTGGGCTTGCTACTGCAATTGCCGGTATCCAGGGTGCAAACATGGATAAGGCCACAGCGGGGATGACCGTAGCTTTTGATGAGGGCACTAGTAGCCTAGAGGCCTTTAAGGGTGCTGTAGATCAGATTGACGGAATCTTCGACACTACATTTATGTTTGAGAGCGTCGGCGCATTTAAAGATCAAATGGCGGAGCTATCAGACGCTCAGGACAATTTCTTTAAGGCCTCAGGTGGAACCACTGTACTTGCTGATGCTTTTGGAGCCGTCGGTAGGTCCTTAGCTAACCTAGCTGTGACAGACCTCCCAGATGCGCAAAAATCGTTTAAGAAGTTTACTGGGGAGCTGAGCCTAAATAACGAAGAGATGCTCACCGCCATTGATGAGATGGACGAGTTCAAGAAAGCACTTGTAGATCAAGCTGATCAGCTCGGCATTAGCGTGCGGAACCTAGATGGCACTACAGACTCTCAGAAACTCCTAAACTTGGCCCTCGGAGAAGGCGAGTACGCGGCTAGAGTACAAGCTGCGGCAACTCAGGCTGCAGCGGATGCCGCGGCGGCTCTTCGCGATCAGCAGATTGACTTGAATCAAAAGTTACAACAGGGAATACTTGACTCCAGTGGTTTTGGCGACGCCCTCTCTAATGCTTTCATCAAAATAAAAGACAAATCAGGTGAAGAAGCAGATGTCTTCAGCATCGACAAATTACTTGAGAACATGAAGACTTCTCTAGCTGCGGCTGCAACCTACGCAACCAATCTAGTAATTCTCCAGGAAAAAGGCTTTAGTGACCTCTTCATTGCAAGTGTCGAGGCGAATGGAGCGCAGGCTGCCGCGGTGGCAGCCGGCCTCGTGGGCGCAACGGCTGATCAAGTAGACAAGATAAACGCGGAATTCGCTAGAGGCACAGCATTCACCTCAGCTCAGATGGCTACCCTGATTACCGACATCGAAACAGCTGTAGCTAATAACACCATCGTGCCCGCACTTGGCAGTAAACTTAAAAAAGATGCAATTGCAGCTGCGCAAGCAGGTGGAGATCTTGATATAGTACGTAATCAGCTGCAGAATGCGCTTAATGCCAAAGGAGAGCTAACCTTAAAAGTGGGCGTAGATTCAAATGGTATTTCACGTCTATTTACTGAAGTAACCAATAAAATACCTGACTCCCTAAAGCGCCCCTCCAGTATGCTCCCCGCGACAACAAACTCGAGTCGGACTACTGGTAGAGGCAGCACCCCTAGATTGGCGTATGGCGGCTTTGTATCCGGCCCTGGGGGACCACGCTCTGACATGATCCCCGCTATGCTGTCAAACGGAGAGTACGTAGTCAACGCCAAGTCCACCAATAAGTATCGTGGGCTACTGGAGAAACTTAACAGGGAAGGCAATGGCTATGCAAGCGGAGGGTCCGTATCCGCAAGGGCTGCTACTCCAGCAATAAATATTGTAGTAAATGCTGCACCAGGGATGGACGAGAAAGAGCTTGCTGCAATGGTCTCTAGAAGAATTGCCTATTCAATTAAGACGGGAACCATGTAATGACGTACTATGAGGAGACGCCAGCAACAGACTACATACAGGCTAAAGAAAACAAAGTAGTTAATCTTGCATTAACTGCTCAGCCCATCCCCTACCTGTCTGGCTTAAAGCTTAAAGCCGATGTGATAATAAACGGCTTAACATTGAACACGATCGATGAGAATAATGTTGTTTGGGTAGTATCTGACATCGACGGATGGTGGACTCTACCGGACTCCGAGCTTCCAGACCTACCACGAGGCTGGGGAGATGGCTCATATGATGCAGCCGGGCGTTGGGCGAATAGACTTATAACACTTTCTGGATCTTTTCTCCCTCAGAAGCCTGAAGACGCAGCTGCCGCTAGGAATGCTTTAATTTCAGCTGTGACCTTGATAAAAGAGGGAGGATGGTTGAAGGTCTACGAAGATGGGTTGTTTGACCCGGACGGGTATAGCATAAACCCACGAGGGACTTACGTACGTCTAAGCGGCGCCCCTCTCATTACTAGCGTAAACGCGCGTGGCCGTCATGATTTTGCTATTGGACTAAAAGCTGTTGACCCAATTAAGTATGAATTTATAGATTCCGATGGCGACGGATACAGCTCGACTGTTCTGACTGCAAATGGAGCCGGAACGGGCAGTGTCACGCTGAACAACTCAGGGAACGTGCCAGTTTCAATTAACATGGAATTGTCCCTCGGTTTTACTATACCTGGA